GTTATCGCCACGGTAGTGCTGACTGTCGTCGCTGTCACATTCATCGGCATTGGTGCCATTACCGCTATGACGTGGTTGTTGGGCTGATGGACGTTATCACGCTGGCCAAACAATCCCTCAAAAAGCACGAGGGCTACCGGCAATTCGCGTACCAATGCACGGCAGGAAAGACAACCGTGGCAATAGGGCGAAACCTTGACGACAGGGGCATATCGGAGCGCGAGGCGGAATACCTACTCGAAAACGACATTGTTGAATGCCTGCAGGACTTATCGACGTTTCCCTACTGGAATAATCTTTCTGACTCGCAACAGGCGGCGCTGATTGACTTGCGTTTCTGCCTCGGCGCAGCCGGTTATCGTGGATTCAAGCGCATGGGCGAGGCGCTGCAGGCGGGCAAGTACGAACAGGCGGCCATCGAAATCATGCACAGTAAATTCGCAGACCAGACCGGCAACCGGGCAACCGATTTAGCGGAGATGCTAATTAAATGAGCGACGGTATAGCCAAAAACCTCGAAGTGGTACGGGCTGAAATCAAAGCCTATCGCGCCTGCATCAAAATGGAATGGGCGCGCATGAAGCGGGTACCGGCAAGCCGAAAGCTGCACGTACTTTTCGGACTGCTACCGGACGCACACCGAACAATGCCCCGGACTTTGTCCTATCTGGCGCTGTTGTCCCTGATACCAATACTCGCCCTGTTTGCATGGTGGTGGCTGTTGTGAACCGATGGGCGCGCGCTGTCCTTGCGGACATTGACGCCCTATTTAACAAACACAAGTTAATCAGGCGTAGCAGTTTCATTCTGGCATGGGTGGTGCTGTGGATGATTACAGACGCCCTGATAACCAAAGCTGAAACCATGAACGCCTATACCGCCGGTTCACTGCGCGATATTGCTATCGCAGTTTTTGCAGTAATCGGCTTTTACCACTACTCACGGGGCAAGGGGCAGTGACTGTCAACATGGCCGTTTATGCCCTAATAGCCGCCCTGTGTTTCGGTGCCGGCTGGAAGGTACAGGGCTGGCGCAAGGATAACCAGATAGCCGCGATGGTATCCCAGGCACAGGCGGCACGGCACGCAGCCCTAGCCGATGCCCGCGCACTGGAAAACGCACAAGCCGCAAGGGCAGAAGTCGCGGCGGCGCTGGAAGTGGAGCGCAACAAAGAAGCCCGCATTGTCGAGAGAATCATCACCAATGACGTCATCAAATATGTACAAAAGCCTAGCTCTCAGTCTTGCGGCGTTGACGCTGACGGGGTGCGCCTCATCAATGCCAGTGCAGCCAGTCGAATGCCCGAAAATACCAACGCCTCCGGCACACCTGATGCAAGAGCCGCAGCCGCTACAGCTGCTGCAGTAGTGCATTCTGTGACGGACAATTACGCAACATGCCACGCCAACGTCAACCAATTACGGGCGTTACAGGGATGGGTGAATAGCTTGAAAAACGGGGTAGCAGGGTGATTTTAACCAGAGTTATATCCCGCTTCCCTCTGAACCAGTGGTTCAGGCAGGCGCTTGCACAATTTCACGTTTTAGATATGGACGGTAATTCTTTTGCAGCCAATCGCAGTGTGCTGGATCAGGACGGGAACGCCTTTACTGTTTCGCCGTCTGTGCTCGATAAAGACGCTAACGCGTTTGTGGTGATCTAATGGCTACCCGTGAAATAGTCGCGCTCAACGAAAGCGTACCGCAGCTACAGGTTCCACAGGCGGGTGATACTTACCTGCTACCCCGCGATATGGATGCGGGCGGCAATGACATAACCAATGTCAACGAGCTGACAACCACGACCGTAAACGGGCAAATCATAGAGCATAAACTAACGTCACTATATGACTCTGACCCTAACCTGCCGATTATTGTGCTTGCCATCGGTGATAGCATTATGGGCGGCTACAATACCCCTGATGCGACAGTACAGACCGCTAACACGAACGTCTATTTCTACGCGTCTGATGCGGCGGGCGCGGAACAAAATCCCGCAACGGATCTCAGTTGGCGCAATGTTGACCCTGATGGGACGCTGGCAGCAGATTACGATGCTGCCGGGCCGCTTCCATACTGGGGGCTGATAAGAAACAGCCGCGGGTCTACTGCTTTTGCGGTGGGCGACCGCATACAGAAGCGAATGAACCGTGATGTTTATGTGGTTACCTTATTTCTTGATGGGCAGGTGATGGACTTCTGGACCCCTTCAGGGTCTAGTAATGGAGGGTTTGATTCTCTCACCAGCTACCTGAGAACAGCTTTAGATGCAGTGCCAGGGTACACGGCTGGCCAGGCGTATGCCCACATAGTCATCATGCACGTCGGCACCAATGACGCGACTTTTGGCGTAACGGCCACAGACTACGTTACTCAGTTTTTGGAAATCTACGACCACTATTCAGACCCCGCGCAGAACTGGACGCAAGACGGGATAACTCAGTGGTTTCTCTGTCAGCCATCCACCATACATAGTAGCTCGTTAGACTGGCGCGGTAGTTATTGGCTGGATAACTCTACGAATGAGTACGTTAGAACCATATCATCGCAACAGCGACCCCTTGAGGCGGATAACTACCACTTTACGCCAGTAGGGTGTAATGGTTTCGGCGTGACGGCGGCGGACAGTGCGCTTGCCGGCGTGTCAGCTAAGAATACAACCACTACGGAAGCCTACGTTGATTACTTCCAACCAGTGCTTGGCGGCGACATTGATTTTAACAATAAAATTGCCAACGATGTTAATCGAATAGACATAGCGTATTCTGGCGCCACGGTTACATTAGGGGACGGCGTTGCTATTCCCTCATTTATTGGCGCCACAGACAGCCATACATGGGATACCAGTCCGCTTGGGCCGACATTTCCTGGCTCACAAATTCCGCTCGTCGTTGAATTCAGCGGAACTCATACAATGGCATCCGATTGCAACCCGTTTGGCATGGGTACGCTTTTTGGTGCGACCGCAACTATCACAAATGCGGCAGGGTGCGACACGTTTACCTCGTTTAACTTTCTGTTAAATTCGCTTGATTTCGTTGCTGCTGGCGCAAATATTACCCAGGGATCAATGACCAGCATGTCAGACTCATTGACCGTTCAGGCTAACGCTGGCAAGACCTATTCGCTCACAACACTGACGCATTTTACTGCCATTCTTACTTTGGGCGGCGGTGGCGGCGGCACTTCAACAGTTACAAACAGGATAGGCTATAACGTCGCATCGAACTCGCTAGGCACAGGAGGCGTTCTGACCAGCGAGGCCGCGTTTGTGTGCGTCCCGCTCCTTGGCACCAACTCAACAAACTTTCTGGGAGGCGCTACAAGTAGCGCAATTCCGACCGGGAAGTTTAATATGTACCAGGCGGACGCCAACCTAAACCACTGGAACGGTGGGCAGCGGTGGAAAAATACAGTCAGTGCGAGCACGTCGTTGACGGCTACAGCAGCAGCAAACCATTGCTACGCGCTATCCAGTACAAGCACTGTCACACTGACCCTGCCGACTGCTGTAGGTAACTCGGGTTTAGAGTTTGTTGTGAAAAAAACCGGCGCGAGCGGGACAATCAATATCACATCGGTATCAAGTCAGACATTTGACGGGGCAGCTAGCCCCCTAGCAATTTCAACACAATGGCACATCGCACGAATTATGAGCGATGGTAGTAACTGGCTGATATATCACAATGGGGCGCCATAATGAGACTCCCTAGCGGCACAGTTGATCAATATGTCTACTTCTATGCGGTGGATAGCACCGACTTCACCACGCCGGAAACCGGCTTAACAGGATTTACAGTGTACCGCAGTCGTGACGGTGCCGCGCCTGCAGCCTATACAACGCCAACGGTTAACGAAACCGATGTAACCAACATGCCTGGGGTTTACGAGCTTCTAGTTGATGAAGATACAACCATAGCCAGCGGTAATGACTCCGAGGAAATGGTGCTGCATATCAGTAAAACTGGCATGGCACCTGTTGTGAGAACAATCGAGTTATACAGACCAAAAATCACGCTAGGCGAAACACTTACAGTATCTAGTGGCGCAGTAGGCAGCATTGCTACAGGCGGTATAACAGCTGCGTCTATCGCAACAGACGCCATTGATGCGGATGCTCTAGCCACAAACGCGGTGGACGAGATACAGACGACCATTGTGGTTTATTTAGACACTATCCTTACCAGCATGGCGACCAATACGGACGTAGGACTTGTAGCGGCTGATGTTACTAGCATATTGGCCGATACCAATGAGCTGCAAACAGACTGGGCTAATGGTGGGCGGCTTGATTTGATTCTGGACGCGAGGGCATCGCAGACAAGTGTTGACGATATACCAACTAATGCGGAACTGGCAACGGCACTGGGAACTGCAGACGATGCGACACTTGCGGCTATTGCGGCACTGAGCATACCTACGGCAATCCAAAACGCGGACGCCTTGTTAAATCGAGATTTCGCAAGCGTTAGCGATACCAATGCACGCAGCCCACTGAACGCGCTTCGGTTGTTGCGCAACAAGTACAGCATAGCGGCTGGTATGCTGACAGTCACGAAAGAAAATGACAGCACACCGGCATGGACTGCTGTAATAACGAGCGATGCCTCAGCAGACCCGATTATCGGCAGTGATCCCGCCTAATGGCTGGCTTTCTTGCGCCGCTATTCTGGCTTGGACTTGGATCAGCGGATGTTTACGTTGCGCCCACTGAGAGCAACCTGTGTGCGACTATTGCTATTTATTCGGCACTGGCTGCAACGGTGGCAACATCTCCAGCACTGGACGCAACCATACTTTTAGGGCCCGCGTTAACTGGCGACATTGAAATAGGGACTTGCTAGTGATGCTTAGACTATACGTTGGCAATACCACGATACTGGAGCTGCAGGAGCTGACCAATTCCGTGGCCGGGTCTGCTGTCACTACTGCGACGGTGACCGCTACACTGACCGATGCGGCGGGGGATGAAGTTGCAGGACAAACATGGCCCGTCACGCTCAGTCATGTGTCAGCCGGGACGTATCGTGCCACGCTTGAAAATGACCTAACCCTGACCGCTAACCGCGCTTATATCGCAACCATCGACGCAACCGTGTCAGGGGTAGGGGTGGGTCACTGGGAAAGCAAGGTCCGCGCTGTTGAGAGGGTGGAATAAGGCACGGTGATCTGATGAGTGGGCGCAAAGGGCAGGTGCTGACAGACAAACAGGAACAATTCTGCCACGAATACCTGATCGATCTGAACGGAGCTGACGCCGCTATAAGGGCCGGATATAGCGCCAAGGGTGCAAAACAGATTGCATCGGAAAACATGCAGCGCCCGCACGTTGCCGCAAGGATCGCGGAGCTTAAAGCCCGTCGCGCAGACCGGGTGGGCGTTGATGCAGCATGGGTGCTACGCCGACTGATCGAGATCGATGAGATGGACGTGTCAGACATCATGGACCCAGACGGAAATATACTGACCGTCTCTGAGTGGCCGCCAGCCTGGCGCCGCACGATCTCAGCGCTGGATGTCACTGAGTTGATGGCCGGTGCCGGGGATGAGCGGAAGGTGTCTTGTCTGCTAAAGAAAATCAAGTGGCCGGACAAACTGAAAAACCTTGAACTGCTTGGTCGGCACGTCACTGTGGGGGCTTTCAAGGAAACTATAGACCACAACCACAAAGGCGAAATTCGCAGCGTTGTGCGCACAATTGTGGACCCCAGAGCGAGTAAATAATGGGCGCGGCTGTTGAGATTGATCTCAGCATACCTACTGCAAGGGCTTTTGTGCCGCTGTTAGGGGAATCGCGCTACAAGGGCGCGCACGGTGGCCGGGGCTCGGGAAAGTCGCAGTTTTTCGCGGAGTTGGGTGTTGATCGTTGCGCTATTGCTCGCGGGGTGCGGATGGTGTGCATTCGTGAGCACCAGGCATCCTTGAAGGAATCGGCCAAAAAGCTGATCGAGAACAAGATTCAGGCGCTCGGGGTGGGGCATTTGTTCCAGGTGCTGACAACGGAGATCAGAACGCCAGGCGGCGGCGTGATCATCTTCCAGGGGATGCAGGACCACACGGCGGAGTCAATCAAGTCGCTGGAGGATTTCGATATAGCCTGGGTGGAAGAGGCGCAGACCCTGTCCGCCAAATCCCTCGAAATGTTACGACCTACCATTCGCGCTGCAGGCTCTGAGCTGTGGTTCAGCTGGAATCCTCGTCGCAAAACCGACCCGGTTGACCTGATGTTCAGGGGCGAGACAACCCCGACCGGCTCCATCGTTGTGCAGTCTAATTGGTCCGATAATCCGTGGTTCCCTGATGTACTGGAACAGGAGCGGATCGACTGCCTGAACCATAACCCCGAGCATTATGATCACATCTGGGAGGGCGGGTATCTTCAGAACAGTCACGCGCTTGTGCTCTCTGGCAAGGTCAGAATCGACACATTCGAGGCGTTCTCACCAGAGGGCGAGCTACTGTATACCGAGACGGTGGACAACATCGTGGTGAACGTGGGCCTTGATGACGCACTGGACAAGTACCTCAAGGGCAGCGCCTATACCGCAGCGCATTACGTAGGGCTTACCAGTGGCACGCCTACCGTCAACGCAGCCAACACCATGTCAAGTCATGCGGGATGGACCGAGGTAGTAGCCTACACTGAGTCAACCCGCGAGGTGTTGACCCTGGGCACAGTCGCATCACAGACCGTAAACAACAGCGCAAGCAAGGCCAGCTTTGCCATTAACGCGGACGCAACCACCATAGGCGGCGCGTTTATCTGTACCAACTCTACCAAGTCAGGCACCAGCGGCACACTGTACAGCGTGGCAGCACTGACAGGCGGCAACCTGGTACTCAGCAACGGGTCAACCCTGAACATTACTGTGACCTGTACCGCAGCCGCTAGCTGATGGACACGTTTATACATGACCCTGATGCAGTCCTTGACTACGTCATCAACTGGGCAACATGGCTAGGCGCTGACACGATTAGCACGTCCACATGGACGCTAAGCAGTACCGACATAGTCACGACGGACGATAGCCACACCGATACAGCATCAACCATATGGATATCGGGCGGGGTAGGTAACCGCAAGTACACAGCCACTAACCATATCGTGACCTCGCTAGGACGGGAGCAGGACGATTCAATAATGCTTATCGTCCATCCCAGTTGACAACCCGCACCATTCAACCCTGTAGCGCGATGGGTTGCGGCAGGCTGACACAGGACGGTACCGGACGATGTTCACTACACCCAAAGCCAGCAGGATGGGAAAGCAAGCCCAGGGGCAACAGGCACCAGAGAGGATACGGCACACGCTGGGAGCGCACACGCAGGGCGATACTGCATAGAGACAATGCCCTATGCCAAGTCTGCATAGAGGGCGGTATCTGCACCATAGCCAGCGCGGTAGACCACATAGTACCTAAATCGCAAGGCGGAACAGACGAACCGGATAACCTGAGGGCAATCTGTAGCCGCTGTCATGCCAGCAAGACCGGAAGAGAGGGGGCGAGGGGTTATGGTTCAGGCAGTCGATCCGCTCCTGTTCCAGTACATCAGGGAACCACGGATTATCGGACCAATTAGACTGCACAACGATGGAGCCGGTCGGGGTT